GTAGAAGGAAATATAACATTATTACAAGGCAATGTATCAACTTTACATAATGAAATGAATGCTGTAGAAGGAAATATAACATTATTACAAGGCAATGTATCAACTTTACTATCCAATATAGATCAACCTGTAAAAACTTCATCTAATGTCACATTTAATAATTTAACTATAACCGATGAAGTTACTATAAATGGTAATTTAATTGTTCGTGGTAATAAAACAATTGTTGATTCAGTAGAACATGTTATAAGAGATACTTTAATAACGTTAAATTCAAAAGGATTATCAGATCCTATTGGTATAGAAGGAAATACTAGTAATGGTAATATAATAAAATTTGTTTTTGATCAAACAAATAATTATTGGCATACAGATGAAAAATCAATAAAAGCAAATATAATAGGGGATATATCAGGAAGAACAGGAAATTTAAATAATTTGAATATGTTTGGAAATATAAATCTGAATAACAATTGGATAAATGATATATCGGGAATATTATTTGCAGATGGAACAATATTGACTTCAAATCAAATTTCTTCAATTGGAGGAACTGGAAGTAATGTAGATTTAAATAGTTATGCAGATGTTTCATTTGGTAATATGGATATTATTGGTAAAAGTAAATTTCAAGTAAACGGAACTCCTACAAAAGATTTTCAAGTAGGATGCCAATATCGTTTTGATACGGTTGGAGAATTTTGGGGTCCTGCATTTTTTAAAAATGCTTTTGTTATTCAAGGAGGAAGACCAGAATTTGTTGCTGGTTTAACTATAACTAGTCAAATAATGGAAGTAAAGCAGCAAGCTAGTATTGGAATTCATACATTAAATCCACAAAAAGCATTAGATGTTAATACTGAAAGTATATTTAGAGATATTATAACAGCAAAAAATAAAATTAATTTGACAGGTAATTTATCAATTGAAAAATCTATTACTTATAATTGGAATAATTATGGAGAGGATTTATCTGGAGATTTATCAAATGATCAATTTGGAAGTTCTGTAGCAATAAATAATATAGGTAATATAATTGCAGTTGGAGCACCATTAAGTAATATTAATGGAACGCATTCTGGATTAGTAAGAATATATGAAAATATAAATACAGTATGGAGACAAATTGGACAAGATTTATCAGGAATAACTACAGAGCAATTTGGTTATTCTTTATCAATTAATAGTATTGGCAATATAATTGCTGTTGGAGCACCACATAATAATATTAATGGAGCAGATTCTGGTGTTGTAAGAATATATAATTATAATGGTTCATCCTGGCAACAAATAGGCAATGATTTATCTGGAGTAACAGGAGATAATTTTGGTTATTCTTTATCAATTAATAGTATTGGAGATAAAATTATAGTAGGAGCACCACATAATAATATTAATGGAGCAGATTCTGGTGTAGCAAGAATATATAAAAATATAAGTAATTCATGGAGTCAGATGGGTGTAGATATTTCCGGAAATGCTGGAGATAAATTTGGATTTTCAGTATCAATTGATGGAACTGGTGATATAATAGCAATTGGAGGACCATTTCATAGTAGTAATAATTATGGATACTATCAATATGATGGTATTGTTAAAATATTTAATTATGTTGCTTCATCATGGCAACAAAAAGGAGGAAATTATATCACTGGCGATGGAAATAATGATAAAAGTGGATATTCTGTATCATTAAGTAAAGATGGTAGTAGAGTAGCAATAGGTGCTCCATATAATGATGGAAATGGCAGCGATTCAGGCAACGTAAGAATTTATTATTTTGCTAGTGGTTGGTGGATAAAATTAGGAAATAGTATAAATGGAGATTTATATATTGCTAATAATGGGTTGTCGGTTTCACTTAATAATGATGGTTCAAGAGTCATTATGGGTGAACCTAATAGTATTAATGGAGCACCAATCGGTATGATAAAAATTTATCAATATGATAGTATAACTAATTTAGATTGGATAGAATTAGGTCAAAAAATTTATGGTAAAATGGCAGAAGATGACTTTGGATATTCTGTTGGAATAAATGGTATAGGTGATAAAATTATAGTAGGAGCACCTTTACGTAATATTAGTGATAAAGGAGAAGTTAATATTTATGAATTAGAAACAAATTATCATAATTCAAATATTGATGTATCGGGGGGAGCTACATTTTCATCAGATGTAATTATTAATGGAATTATTAACCTTCCAAATAATTTTAGTATACAAACTGTTGGAAGTAGTTCAGGTTTTAGAAATGTAGGGAATAATGGATTTTCTACACTTAAACAAATTTTTTTTACATACAACAATACAGATATTTTTGCTGTAACTGAGAATGGTGATTTACAGCATAAAGGTACATATTTAGGAACTCAAACAACAACATATTCGGATGATCGCTTGAAACATAATGAAATTAATATAACAAATGGCTTAGAAGTAATTCGATTATTACAACCTCAAAAATATCAAAAAACAAGAATTATGTTAGATAAAGAGTATAATGGAGATTTAAATGATTATGAATGGTTTTGGGAAGCAGGATTTGTAGCACAAGATATATTAACTATAAATGATATAAGTTATAGTATAAGTGGTGGAGACTATTATGATGCATCAAATAATTTAATAGAAGATCCTTATAGATTAAATTATAATAATATTTTCACATATACAACAACTGCTGTTAAAGAATTAGATGTAATAGTCCAAGCCCAGCAAACAGAAATAAATGATTTGAAGACAGAAAATACTTTATTAAAATCTAAATTAAATGAAATATTAAGTGAAATGGGTAAAGAAACAATTTAGATGTATTTAGTAAATTTGTAAAGATATTGATACACAATATGTATTATAATATATAAAATTATACTACATATATATATGACATTTTTTAATAGAGAGAGAGAATGGAAATTTTATATGGAAGAAATATTTTCTCTTAATAATAATTATTAATTACATTATATTATATTCTTATTATTCTATTATAATAATATAATGACTTCACAAACAGCCAATACAAATTTTTCTAGTTTAAAAGGTTTAACATCACCAAGTCCTTCTGTAACAAAAGCTGCTATTTCAACAAAACCAATTACTGATAATTTATCAGCAAATATTGATAGTGCTCCAAAAGTATCAGGTTCTACTCCTATAGAAAAAGCCGATCAATATACAGCCTCTTTAGGAAGTTGGTTTTGGTATTTACTAAGATTATTTTTTATAATATTAATTTTAGCATTTTTAGGATTTAATATTTTTGCATATTTGGGATTAATAACTGGTAGAACAGCTGAATTTTTTAGACCTTTATTAGAATATTTAGGTTATCCTATTATTGATACAACAAAACAAACATTAAAGAAAAGTATTGAAGGAACTAAAGAAATTATAGATGTAGCAGCTGTAGGAGCGGATACAACTTTAGATACTTTAGAACAATCATTAGATGGAAAAGTTGATGTAATGAAATCATTAAATGATGCTAAAACTAGAATGGATAATAAAAGAGCTAGTATTAGAAATCAAGACACTATAAATGAACCTGAGCCAGATGAAAGTGGTAGTTCTACACAAATGACTAGAACAGGAAAGGCAGGATTTTGTTATATAGGTGAAGATAGAGGAATTCGCAGTTGTATTCAAGTAGGGGAAAATGATAAATGTATATCAGGAGATATTTTTCCTTCAAGAGATATATGTGTAAATCCAAATCTTAGAATGTAACTAATATTCTTCTGGATAATTATAAAAATCATTATAATGAATTATATGATTTTTATTAATAATATTTAAAATATCATTATTAATATTTTCTTCATTAATATTTTCTTCATTAGTTTTATCAATTGATTTTTCTATATTATTTATTTGGTTTTCATATATGTTTTCTATAGTAATATTTTCACTTATATTTTTTGTAGAAATATAATTATTAACATTATCTATATCTTTATTATCTGCATCTGTATTATCTACATTATCAGAACCAATTTTTCCAACAGGAAAACCTTTATCCCCTGGTTCCCAAGAACGTTGGGGCCATGTAGTTCCTATTTTTGAGTAACTTATTCTCTCTTTATAGCCAATTAGTGGTACTGTTTTATCATAACATAATTCTTTATATCCAGGAACATTACTATTAGAACTGGGATTACATATTGGATTCTTTTTAGATGGACAAATTAGTATATTTTCAACTCGTTCTAATTTTCTGATATTTGGATTACTATTACTATTAATACTTTTATTGTCAAAAGTGATAGTTACATCTCCAGAAATAAATGGTTGTGTTGCCCATGATTTTTGTTCAACACCAATAGCTCTAGCTCTTCTTGAATATATTTGTTTTTTAGATAAATTAGCATTATTATTTTTATATTTTAAAATTTCAGCTTTTCTTCTCATATCAAGTTGTTCATTTGTAAAATTATTCAAACATTGAAAACCGATTGCTCTACTCCATGGTCTTTTAGAACCATCACTTGGAGGATTAGGAAAAAAATTACTAGGTGGAACTCTTCTACATGTAGCAAAGTTAAATGACATTTATTATAAATAATTATAATATAATTAAAATAATTATAATTATTTAAATTATTTATGGATTATAACCATCGCCAGCTCCAGAAAAATACCAACGAGTAGATAAATATTGTGGTAATGCTTTAGTAATATCACTACCTTCCATTATGAGATTAGGTCCAGAATCAACAATAGATTGAATTCTACCTAAACCAATTGCTCTAGCAAAATATCTTAATTCAGAAACATAACCATCAAATCCACCATTTAATGTAACCCAAACATCATCATAATTTTGTTTAGGAACTCCTTGTAAAATATGACGTTTTGTTAAAACTCCATTAATGTAAATATCTAATTGATGTTGATCACATCTTACAATTATATTTACCCATTTATTTATTGGAATATCTTCAACAAGAACATCTTCATTCATTTGTTCAAAAGTATTCATTCTAATTAATAAATTTTGTTGATTATCAGTAATTGGTGTTAAATATAATCCAGGAGAATTATTTGGTTTCATAATCCCATCATTATCATGAGCATCATTACCTCTGCTAAATACATGTTTGTATTGATCTTGCTTATAAATAGGATCATCTATAAAAATCCATACAGACCAGGTAAACTCTAAACCATCTGTTCTATTTCTAGATCTTAATATTGGAATAGAATTTGGAGAATTCGGATTTGTGGATATTCTAGACATTGTTTTTCCATCTTTCATACCTCTAAATAAAATAGGATCCTCACTGTATGAAAATGTCCATGTTAATAATGATGCTCCTAATCTTAATAAAATAATAAATACAAAAATAACAAGAAGTAAGAAGGAAAATTTGGCTATTAAACTATTAGATTCTAAAAATTCTTTTGTACTATTTAAATAATTATTAGTATTATCAAATAATGCCATCTTATATATAATATATAAGAAATTTAGATTGAAATGTTAAAATAATAAATATTATTTAAATTTTATTTATTATTTGCCTATTTTATTATAAATTTCTAAATTTCAAAGCCGCCTTTTTCTACATTATCTACTAAATAAGAGAATTTAATTCTATATTTATTGAAGAAATTAGTTCCAGAAGTTCCTGGTCCTTCTCTATAAACATTGAATGCTTCTTGGGGATTTAGAGGGTGAGGCCAGAATTTCATTCTTCCAGTCCACCCTGAGAAGCCACCTGAAGGAGTGATAAATACATTTGCTGTATTATCAGCTCTAGCTACACCAGGTAAAATACATGTTCTAACTAATTTACCATCAATATAAATATCTAAACTTCTTCCATTTAATGAAACAATTGCATTAACCCATCTTTGTAATGGGATATTTTGAACACTACATGAGAAAGGTTTGCTATCATGACCATTAGGACCATATGTAGATAATTCTACATTAATATCATTTTCATATTTTCCTAAAGTAATTGATGGATTACCGCCCCCATTTGCATTACCACCGCGTTGTAAAATTACTTTTTTCTCTCCTAATCTATAATTCCAATTTTTAATGTATATCCATACAGAATAAGCAAAGTTGTTATTGCTATTACCTCCTGGTAAATCAGATGCAGATATAGTTTCTGCTTTTTGTGCTGATTTTAATGAAATTATTTCATTATCAGGATAAAGATATTTGTATATTAAATAGATTACTAGTATAATGACTAAAATTGTTAATATATTCTTAACTAAACCCATAATATATTATATGGATAGAAATTTTATAAAATTATATATATTATATTATTGTTAAATATCAAATAAAATATTAATTAGATATCTAATATTATAAAGTAAATGATAATTGTCTTATATTTCTTAAAGTGAATGGTTTATCTGAATAAATAATATTCTTTATTCCTCCATATATGCCATTATCCTTACCTGAAATTACATTATCTACTCTCATGTATGGTATTATACCTGGTAGCGTAGCTTCTAATTCATTATTAATAAATATATCTACATTACCACTATAATAATTTACAGCTATATTATTCCAACTTTGATATAGAAAATTTTTTGTTTTAAATACAGTTTCATAATCACCATTACTATTTAATGCTTTAAACATTAAATTATTATTGTAATGTGAAATTATTAATTTATTAGCATAATTCATTAAATTTGAATTATTTGAATATGCAGGACTAGTGCTAGGTGGTTGCGGATTTATCCATAAATCAAAATACAAACCATAATTATAATTGAAATTTTTGTCTTGTATTCCTTTTAAATTTTGAAAAGTTCCTAATACTTTCTCATGATTTGTATATATAGGATCTTCTTGTAAAATTGTATAATTGGAGTGAAAAAATTTATTGTATAAAGATGGAAAATTTTCTTTAACAAATGGAATAAATTGTTTATTGTATAAGTTTTTAAAAATTGGTATTAATATATATAATCCAATTAATATTAATTGG